TGTAACAGAACCACCAACTCTAAAACTACCACCACCATTTCCAGAAGTAAAATCGTTATCTAGTAACGGACCTGTAAATGTAACCACATCATTTTTACCAAAAAATAAATGTGTTTTAAAACTAGTTACATGTGTTGCAGATATGGCATCTGATGGTGCTCCTGTTAATTCTACAAAACTAGTGCCATCATATAGTGCAGGTGGATTAGCTGCATCGACTATTGCAACCTTACGTGTTCCTGCAAAGTTATATTCTGCAAATCGTGTCTTACCTGCACCCTCTCTATTTAAACTAATAAATGTTACAGCAGCATTATCAGCAGGAGTAGAAGCTAGATTAGGAGCTATAGCTAAGGTTTGTCCACCAGTGCCTCCTGCAGCAGAAGTAACAGTGTATACTTTATCAAGACCAGCTACTGTAAATATATCACCTGCTTGTGGTGCTACAGTCAATCCATCTACAGCTAAGTTACCACCTGAGTTTGACCCACCATTTACTAACACTGTACCATATGCAGGAACGTTAATTTTAGTAAAGCCGTCACCTGATGTTTTATATAAATCTGAATTTAGTGCAACTAAAACATCGTCACCAAAAACTTCTACACCTTGTGTTTTGTATGCGGTATCATATGTTTTAAATGTTAAAGCTGCTGCATTTGCAGGACTAGAATCTAATGCAGGACTTATAGTAAGTGCTGTTGTGTTATTAGTAGCGTTAAAACTAACAGCACCTATAGTGTATGTTCCGTCTATTCCTGCTACTGTAAACGTATCTCCTACAACAGGGGTAGTGTGTGTTCTTGAAACATTTAGTGTTGTACCTGTTTGGCTTGCACCATTAACAACTGCTAGTCCATAAGGTGGTATTTTGTTTGGATCAAACTTAGAAAATCCAAGTATTCGTCTGTAGCCACCCACAATAGATGGTTCAAAGTTTGTTAGCCTAATTGCAGACCCAGGCATGTTAAGACCTTGCTGCAATGGACTGACGTTTGTTACAAGCCCCCCCTTAATTTCTACAGGAAATGTTTGTCTAGTTGTGGGCATAGTTTACAAAACCCTGCTAGGTAAGATTTTACTATTCATAGTCCCAGTATTAATAACATTTGATCTAATATAATCATATCTGTTTACATACAAAGTACGCATATTTTTAATACCATCATCAAAAGCACTTTTTAAAATCATAGCCTCTTGTGTCTCACCCCTAAACATATAGGCAACATACATAGCCCCATCTACAATTACATATCTAAATTGCACTGGTAAACTTGGCACATCTGTAGCTGCAGATAAGTTTGTAGGTAATTTATAATAGTCAAACTCTAATACATATTGTTTGTCAGGATATGGGTATAGTAGATAATTATTATCAGGGGTTCTTACAATAAGTCTAGGTATCTCTCCTTCTGTAAACTGTGTTACTGTTGTTCCGTTGGCTATAGCTGCTGCTGTTGTATTATTAGCACCTCGTGTACATCCAGTAAAATCATTACCTGATATACCTGTGTACGTTATCTCTTCTCCACCTATGAATAAACTTCCTGTAGAGGTAAACCCTGTGGTAGATACAACTGTTATAGTTGTTACTGAAGCAGACAAACCATCAGTAGCATTAATAGTTGTAGAGTTTATTATGTCTTCTTGATTTGCATAGTCTCTAGAAATATACTCTTTGTAATCTAATATATCTAGATTATTACCAAGAGAACCTAAATCACTGTCTCTTTTAAT